CAATGCCGCCGCTGGCGTTCTGCTAGTCCAATTTAATCCGTCGCTTGACGTAAAAACATAGGCCGTAGGAACTCCCGACACAAGTGCATATCCAACCCCAACAAATAAGCCATTTGCAAAAACTATTTGATCGCATTGCCAGCCACCTGGGGTTTGATGTGTCCAAGTTATTCCGTCAAATGAATAAGAACGAAAAGGACCAGCGGTTGCCACAAAAATTCCGTTTCCATATACAACGCCTCGGAAAATTGGAGACACGTCCATAAAAACGTTGGTCCATTGTGTAATGGCTGCGCTTGTATTGTTTGGATAACTTGCAATTACTGATCCATTCACATAGCTATGAACGTAAACCATTGTCCCCTCAATGTTTCTAGCAATTGGTCGCTGAATTAACCAACGCCCATTTTTTTGCATTAATACCCAACCAAAAGTTCGGCAAATTTCTTGCAAGAATTCGTAAGCGTTTATTTGTAATTCATCAAATGTAAAGGTTTGAACCATTAATTCTTTGCCTGGATCTTGGTCAAAAATAGACTTTGTGTTGTCCATTACAAGGCCCTCATATAAATCATTACAAACCTCAAGATTTAATTCTAAACCTAATTCATTCAAATTAATTAAAATATTAAATGCAAGGGAAAATTCTAATGAGGCACCAGTTAAATCAATTTCTTTTAATTGAGCCAATCCGTCCGTTGCCGTTAAGATAACAGGATAAGGAGGGTCTTGAAATGGTTCGCCAGTTATGTCGTTCAATAAGTAGCCTTTAAAAACAATGTTTCCCTCGAATTTATGCACAACTAAAAACTCGCGGTCGGAATAACTAAAGAAATTTCTAAAGTCGGTTGTATCCGTTGAATAAAAAGAAATCGTAAACGTGCTAGACATTATTGGGTCTGTAATGTCCTCGTTATCCTCGCGCTCGTATTTGTGGGTCGCTGGTTGTTCGGTTGCAATTAATTCCGTTGAGCTGCCAACAAAACCGTCCTGGTAAATTTCAACTAGGTTTGAATAGTTGTCGACGTCCTTAAATGGGATCGTATATTTTAGACCGTATGCCATTGTTTAAAATTTTCTAGCTCTTGTTTTATTTGCCCTGTTTAGCGTGCCAACTAAAGAGTCGCCGCTAATTGTAAAGGTAACGTTTCCACCCATCATATTTTGCAATTTGCTTAAAGGTGCGATAACCTCGGGATTTGTTTTGGCGCCTGAGTATTCACCAACAAGCGCAGCAGTTGGACCGCTTACAATACCTCCAGCAGCAAACGGCGTAAGGCCACCAATGCCAAAAGACTTTCCGCCTTTTATTAATGCTCCTAAACCTTTCCCTCCGCCTCCAGCTTGCATTACTAAACCGCCAGTTAAAATATTTAAAGTAAATGCGGCTGCAATTGCTGCGGCAAATCTAATAACCATTTGTTTTAACGCATCAAAAATACCTTGAAACGAAACTTTTCCAGTCTCTCCTAATCCCGATAATACTTGGCCAAACATATCGCCAACAAATAAAGCGGCACCCATGTTTTTAGCGACTAAAGCAGTTTCCGTAGCTAATTGAGTTTGTGCGGCATTGTATGCTTGTAATCTTGCAACCGCATCCTCGGGAATTATAATCCCAGGCATTGTTAATGCGATTTGCTTATTCATTGCCAAAACCTTAGCTCCAGCGTTTGCCATTATTTGTTGCCGCTCGGCATCTGCGTTTCTATTTGAGTCAGGTGCTGGGCCGCCAAATGGGTCTCTAACAACTAATTTGTAAGTGTCCCGAACGTGTTGTTGGAATTCTACGGATTCAGTCCTAAGCTGCTTAATTCTTTGTTCGTGAGCTTTCTTTTGTGCCTCTGCTTTTTTCTTAATTTCTTCAATTTCATCTTTAGTTAAAACTGAAGCCTTAGCCGCAGTTTCTTTTAATTTAAGACTATAATTATCTAATTCGTCTTGAATTGCCCAAAGTTGTCCAACCGTTATTGTTCCGTTTTGTAAAGAGGTTTTTGATAATCCTTTATAAGATTCTGACACTTGGTTAATCGCCTTATCAATTAAAGCCGTATTGCTTAATTCAGGATAAATGGATTTGTATTTTGTAATTAAAAAGTCTACCTCTTTGGCTATTTCGGTAACGTTTGAGCTAAAATTTAAATCGTTAACCTCCTTTTTTAATTCACCAATGCTTTTTATAGATAATCCAGCATGCATTACAAAAGCCGAAAGCCAATCCACAGTTGCGGCAAAAACTCCGCTGGTTTGATTACCAATAGCCAATTGTAATTGGTCTATATTATCGCCTAAGTTGGAAATTTTACCGCCTACTGTTTCAGAAATTGCAGCCATTGAGCCGCTGACTCCTTCAGCTTGTCCAAGGCTAATTAAATAATTTTTTATTGACTCATCGGTTTTTTTAACCTCTGTCGTTACCCCTTTAAAAGTAAATTGTACTCGGTCTCCTTCACTTGCCGCACGAATTCCAAACTCTTTAAGACGTTCAAATTCGCCAGTCATTGCGTCCAAAGCCGCCTCGGTTAACTGATCAAAAGATTTGCCTGTTGAGCTTGCCACGTCACCCAACGCGGTCATTTCTTCCATTGTTGGTTTAAATCCTCGATTGGCTAATTTTACAAATGATTCGGTTAACTCGTTTACCTGAAAAGGTGTTTTGGATGCAAACTCAACAATTTGCGCCATTGATTGTTGGGCCATTGAACTGCTGCCTAAAGTATTTGTTAAAACCGCCTCCATCTTTTGAAACTCTGCGGTTGTCTCAATTACTGCTTTGCCAAAATTAATAAGCATATCGGCCGCAAATAACCCAGCCAATGTTTTGCCAACGCTACTAAATGCGCCTGACAATGCGTTTGTTGACTTTATACTGTCATTATTTCCCTTGCTTACTTGCTTATTTAAATCGCCAACTTCCGATTTTAACTCGGTCATTGCTTTATTAAAATCCTTTAGCTGGGCAACAATGTCAACATTTAATTTTGCGCTCATTGTATTTTATTGGTTATCGTGTCAAAACTGGCTTGTTCTTCAAATTTAAGGTTTTGCCAAGTAAGTCCAATTTCATAGGCTTTTGCCTTTTCTTCAGCGGTTGGGATTACGATTGGCTTGGCGTCTAGTAAAGGAATTCGCCAAAACTTTTCAGGCTTACGGATTAGGTCGGCTTTCTTTGTAACATTCACGTTGTTTAATTGGACCCAAAGAGTTCTAAATAAATTCTCTTCTTTGCTTTGCCTAATTTGGTGACCGTAAGCGATGGATTGATACTCGGCAAACGACATAAAATAAAAGGAGTCAGGATTTAATCCCAACTCCCCTATTGCGTAATGGCAAACGTCGTTAAATGTTATTTTTTTTTTGAGTCGTCAACTCCATCGCCTGGGTAATCAATCTTAGTAATTGCGCTAATACCTTTCATAATAACTGTCACAACCTTTCCAACTTCGTCCGTTGGGTTAGAGTCGACCCAGTCAATAATATCAATTTGCTCTAAATTAAATTCTTTGTCGTTGTAAAGAGCATCGACATAAAGAGCGGCAAAAATAAACTTTGCAATTGCTTTAATCTGACCAACGCCTGGCTTGGTTAAAGCTTCAATTGTCTCTTGGACGTCGTAGCCTAAGCCATCGCTAAAATGCATTAAAGCACCCATACCAAATTTTAAAGTATGGGTGCCGCCATTAATTGTTATAATTGTTCTGCCTGTGTGATTCATAGGCCAAATATAAACGAATTAAGTTGATGCTGGAACTACGGTGGCCTTAAGTAATGGACCTTTTCCTGTAAATTCTACGGAATAGGTAACCGCGGCTTCCATTTCAGCTGAAACGCTGATTGATGCAACGCTAGCGTTTCCGTAAAATACAAGGTCGCCAGTAATGTTGGTGGTAAACTTCAACGCGACAACAGTACGACCGCTTAAAAGCGTGTAAATATCGCCTACGTTGTTTGTGTCGTCAAATGCAACCAATCCGTCAGTTGAAACGGACCAATCACGCAATCCAGCGATATGGTCGGCCCATCCGCCATCGTCTTTGCAAGTTGCATCCGCAAGGTCAACGTTTACGGATAATTCTGAAGAGGTTGCGCATCCAATCATAACGTTGTCTAGGTAAACGTTTAAAAGGGTGCCATTAAATTTGCCAGCAGTTGCCATATTTTTGTGAGTTTAATTCTAATTTTTTTTAAAAATAAAAGGACTTTGAATAATTGCAAAACAATAAATTTTAAGTGTAGACCAAAAAGTTGCCGTCTTGGTCAATTATAATTTCAAATAATTCGTCAACAATAAAGCGCTCGGCTGGTAAAATTGTCGGATAAAGTCCGCCAACACCTTTAAAGCTTGCGGAAATAGTTGCAACGTTTTCCATTGGCGCCGACTGGCTTATTGACTCAATCATTGCCAAACCTATAAAGGTTAAATTGTCTTCTTGGCCAGCTGACAAATAAACGCGCTCACGATTGACGTAAGCGTTGAATAAATCGCCAAAGGAAAAGCCGTCTTGAATGTATAAGGACTCGCTAGACAGTGACCAGGACGCAAGCCTTGAAATATGGTCTGCAAAAAACCCCGACTCGTTGCTTGTCTTATCAAGTTGTCCCATTTCAGCGGACAACTCGTAACTGGTTGACTTGGCAACTTGATTCAGCCCAACCGTTACAAATAAAGCGGAGCCATTTACCTTAGCCATTTATCCAGTTCTCAATTGTCATTATTTCACGATGCACAATGTTTGTGTCCGTAATACTTGAAAGGCTAGTTTGTTGCACAAGCTTTGCCGTTACAATTTTGCCAACCTGGAGCGCCAAATAATTTTCAGGATAAAGGCAAACAATTTGTAAAATAGAGTCGGCGATTAGATCAGCGTCAATGCGTCCGTATGGCGCAATCCCAGCCGTTACAACGTCCAAAGTTATTGTGGTAATGTAATTATATTCCTGGTTGTCTTTGTCGTCTTCTTGCGTTTGGTTTCCAATTAAAATGTAAGGGAAAACCGCCGTGTCAGGCGCAAAAGTATCGTAACAAGGGACAAGCGCACCCTTATAAGTAATGGTATTATTTAACGCAGTCCAATAAGCTTTGCGAATAA